CCTCGCTCAGCGTCGCCCGCACGATCACCAGGCGCCCCGCCTTGGGGAACCGCGGATCGAAGCTGACGAAATCCGCCCAGGGCGCGCCGGTCAGCCACAGCAGATGGTCGACCTGCGGCCGGTACTCCGGCGGGATCGCGCGCGTGCGCAGGGCGACCAGGTGCGTCGCGCTCTTGGGGCACTTGATCTCGACGGCGCCGGCGCAGGCCCCGATCACCCCGTCGGGCGAACAGCCGGCGAGCAGCTCGCGATGCGCGAGAAAGCCGATCGGCTGCACGACATACCCGGTGTGCGCTTCATAGGCGCGGCGCGCGTCGGCTTCGTGCTCGACCCCCCACTTCATGTCGGGCGACTGATAGCCGTTCTGGTCCTGCGTGACGCCCGTCAGCCGCTCGACAACCAGGCGGATCCGCAGGTCGCGCCGGGCCGCGGCTTCCCCGGTCTTGATCGTCGCGCGCATGTCGCGCACCGCCGTGCCGGTCAGCCGCCCGCAGCGCACCGCGAACCACGCCGGCGTCCGCTGGTCGACGGCGACGACGTCACACGCGGAGCGGATGGAGGTCATCGCAACCACATCACGTGTGGGCGTTGCCAGCCCAGCCAGACCACGACTTGTGAACGTGGCAGATCGATCCAGATACACGGACGAAATCCGCCCAGGTCACCCCAGAAGATTTCGACGCGCCACATCCTCATTCCGTGTCGCCTTCCTCGGCCGCCTGCGCGGTCACCGCCGCCGCGCGGGTCTTCAGCTGCTCGTAAGTGTCGGGCTGCGTCGCCATCAGGAACCCGCGGTGCTCCGGCATCGCCGCGTGCCAGACCGACACGAAGACCGCGAGCCCGTTGTCCGCGCACGCGCGCAGGTCATCGAGCCAGGGTTCGAAATCGGCGGGTTTGTTCAGATCGGGCTCGGGGACGGGATCGTCGGTCACCGGCACGGCGTCGATCACCTTGCCTTCGAGTTCTTCAACGGTGTGCTCGCCGCCGATCTCGTCGGGAAAGGCTTCGCGTAATCCCGCCGCCTCGGTGCATTTCGTGAGCATTTGGACCGGCGCGCGCGACCACCGCGCATTCGGCTTCCCTTCTTTGTTCGTGGTGACGACTTCACGGAAGTAGGTCCGGATGGGAAAGGGGATCGTCTGGTCGTTATGCTGCCGGTAGAACGTGATCGCACACCACTCGGGCGCCTTCACGCCGCGCACGTCGATCTCGGGGCCGTAGTCTGGGTCCGAGTGCCCGAGATACTTGCCGGTGCGGTGCGCGGTCGAGCGCAGCTCGTAAATCCCCGGCATGACGATGTCGCGCCACTCGGTGCGATTGGTGCCGGCGATCTTGACTTCCATCGGCACGATATGCACCGGCCGCTTGAGCGGGTCGAGCCGGCGCGCGACGCAGTAATCCCAGACCGCGAGCACCGACTCGCTCAGGGCGCCGGGATAGAGGCTGCCCTTCAGCGTGCGCCATTGCGCCTCGCTGATGCCGCGGCGGGCGACGGGCTCGGGGAGCGTTTTGCCGAGAGGTTCGAGCGCGTTCGAAGTCATTGAGTTTTGTCCTCCTCGGTCATTGCAGTTACCACCAGGGACGTAGGAACCAGCCCGCACAAAACTGCAGCAGCCGATCAGCGTCACCTGGTACTGAATAAACATGCGGCCCGTGCCAGATATCGAACCCATTGATGGAATTGCGCGTTTTCGCACAAAAAATGATCGTGAACGGATTCCGACCATTCCCGTCGCGGATTAACGCCAGTTGCTTGAGCGCAATCCGTTGGCCCTCGGGGATCTGCAGGAAGGCGCCACGGCAATAGTCATGCTTCGTTTCGAAGACCAGGAAGGCGCCGAACCGCTCGAGCGCCGCATCGAGGTCCATCAATTCACACCGTGTCGGGGTCCACGCCGGGGCGAGAAAATCCCACAAAAATTCGCCGTCAAAGTGGGCCGGCGGCACGGCGTTGAAATACTCCGGGGATCGAATCATGCACGCCTCAATTCGGCTTCGTTTGTCGCGGAAGCCCACCCGGGCCGCTGGCCGCGTGCGTAGATCTCGACCTTCGGGACTGCGGGAAACATGCGTTCGATGAGCGTGTACACGCCATCGGGCTTTTGCGAGTGTCGCTGCCGCGCGTGCTCGATCACACTGTCGGGCCGATCCGCTTCGAGCGGGGCATCCGGCGCGCCGCGCGTCGCGAGCAGCAGCAGTTCGTGCCGCTGCCGAAACCAATACCCCATCCCCACGCTCGGCTTGATCCACACGGCACCCGACTTGACCGTAAACCCCCAGGCCTCGACGAGCCGCACGGCTTCGCCGAGCTTGGCGGGGAACGTCCAGAGCAGCAGCACACAATCGGGCAATGCGAGTGCATCGACGTGCGTGCGGTGCGCGATGAGCCCGTCGAGATCGAGTGTCGGGTACTGGTTTTCGATCCGGCGATTCGGCGGCATCACCCCAGGGATCTCGGGACGCCACGGGGGATCGGCAAGAATGACGCCGAACTTGCCGTCGGGCCATACAGCCGCGGCGAGTTTCGCGGCGCGCGCGGCTGGGCGTGTCTTGCGCACCGCGTCGGTAAGTTTGATCTCGCCGCTCGCGACTTGATCGGCGAGCGCGGGCGCACGCGCGAGCAGTCGCTGCGCCTGCCGCACCTTGTGTTCGCTCACCCCGGCGCGCTTCGCCGTCGTCGAGCGCACGCGCGACTTTTTTTTCTGCTCGGGGGCGACATGTACCCCCGAGCTGCCCAACTTGGCATGGCGCGCCGAGGCCGCTGACGATGCACGCAGACGCTTCGATTGCGCGGCGAGATCGGCGACAAGCTTCGCGACGATGATCGCGCGCATGTCGTCTGTGATATTGCGGCGACCGAGCTGCAGCGTCCGAATCCAGATCCGCGCCGCGAGTCGATCCGCCAGGATGATCGCGCGCGTCGTGTACGGGATGTGATGCTGTTCGCAAATCGCGAGCCGATTGTGCCCATCGAGCAGGACGCCTTTCCACACGACGAGCGCATCGCGGCACCCGTCGCGCTGCAGGTTCGCCTCGAGCTGCGCCCGCTCGTCGGTAGATAACGGCGGGATCAAGCCTCGAAACTCAGGATCGATCTTCGGCTTAATCGTCATCGCCCCGGCTCCGTCGACAGATAGACCGCCTCCACGACCCGCGTCCGGTCGTCGGCCCACTGCCAGGTCACTTCGATCCGCATGTCGGTGCCTTCGATCTGGGCGGCGGCGTCGTAGATGCCGCGGTTGCCGGTCAGGAAGCGGAGCTTGGTCTGCGCGTCCTGGGCGCTGGCGAGTTCCAGCTCGAAGCGCCCGTCCTTCCGGAACCAGGTCTGCACGACGACCATCGCCTGGGTGCGCGGCATCTACGTCAGTCCTTCCGCGGCGCGGATCCGCCGGAAGATCCATTCCGCGATCTGCGGGACGATCGCGTTGCCGAGTCCCCGCAGTCGGTCCACCCGAGCGGATACCCCATGAGCCACTCGACCCACGTCGGGTTCAGTGCGCCACTGCTGGGATACTGGGATTTGATCGCCGAATGCAGCGTGTCCGAAGATCCTCGATGCTTCCCACTGTCGTATTCCGCACGCGGCGTCGGCCACAGCCGCGCCGGATCCACCGCGCCGAGCAGCATCGGATAGCGCGTGCCGTTGTCGCCCTTCTGGTAGGGCACGTTCTTCGCGTCCTCCGCGCAGGGGGTAGGCCACGATCCAGACGCGGTCGCGTCGATGAGGGGCGCCGAAGGCGGCAGCCGGTAGGCAGTCCCACTCCGCGTCATACCCGCACGCGGCCAGGTCTCCAAGTACGCTTCCAAAGAACCGTCCAGCGTCACTTGAGAGTTTAGCCCTGGCACGTTTTCCGCCACGACCCATCGGGGTTCACACTCGCGAATGAGTCGAGCGAACTGTGGCCAGAGGTCGCGCTCGTCTGCGGCGCCGGCACGTCGGCCAGCCAACGAGTGCGGCTGGCAGGGAAAGCCTCCGCAAATAACGTCAACTGGCCCGAGACAGGCGGGGCAGGAGGCGTGTTGTCCATCAGCGCGGCCGTCGTCAATCCCCACGTCGAGTGCTTCTCCCAGCGCCGCACTCCCGCGTCCACGCCTTCCGGCAGCGCATCTCTCGCGTCGGGCGTCGGCCACATGCGCCGCCGGTCCATGCACGTCTCGGACATCGCTATACCTCCGCACGTCGGGCCAGTGGCGCGCGAGCACCGCGCGACACCACGGGTCGATCTCCACCTGGCACTTAACCACCAGGCCGGCGCGGTCGGCGGCGAGATCAAAGCCGCCGATGCCGGCAAACAGACTTCCGACCGTCAACACCTCACGCCCCCTTGCGCGCGCGCGTCCAGTCGAGCGCGGAGTTCTCGCCGTGGACCCAGGCATCGAGCTCCCGCCGGTCAAACAAATACTTGCCCCCGCGCCGGCAGCACGGCAGACGATGCTCGACGATCAGGCGTTGCAGCGCCGAGCGCGAGCCGAGCCGGAGATAGGCGATCGCTTCCTTGGCGGTGAGGTACGGACTGGCGACGGCCGGGGCGGTCATGCGACCCGCCCGGCGCTGAAGAGTTCCTGCACGGGCTTGTCGAGAATGCGGGCCAGGCGGGCCTGTTCCGCCGGCGTCGGCGTGACATCGCCCTGCACGATCCGGCTCAGCCGCCATTGGTTAATGCCCGCACGGCGGGCGATGTCTTTTTGTTTACGCCCGGTCGCGGCGATGGCGACCCGTAAGGCGACGTTGAGGGGGGAAGCGCGCATAATTCGTTGCCTCTGTGCAAAGAATTATGCACACTACAACAAATCTTTGCGCAACGCAAACCGGCGACATAGAATGCGTCCCTTCCGGCCATCGGCGCCGGCCAGGCCGCCCTAGCTCTTGCGGACCAACAATGTTTGTTGCATACTTTCCTCGCGGCAACGAATTGTTGCGAGCCAAATTGCAGACCGCCCACCAACAGCCCAAACCCGGGTTCGCCCTGCCATTATTGCGGCAGGGGCCGATCACGAGTTTGGATACCAACGAATTGATTCGCGAGCAGGTCGCCCAGCTGATCGCGCTGGGCGTCAGTCAAACCATGCTGGCGAAACACATGGGCGTGCATCTGAGTTGGTTTAATCGCTGGGTCAACAAGAAAGAGCCGGCGCGCGTGATTCCCGTCACCGCCCTCGACGGCTTCGCGGCCTATCTCGCCGAACTGTCCCGCGCGATTCAGCAAGCGGACGCGACGACGACCGAGGCCCACGCGCAGATCCCGCGCGCGACGCGTCGCCGCGACGTCCCAGCCACGGACAAACCGCGTGCAGGAAGACGACGATAAGCAGGAGCAATGATGGCGACCCCGATCAACATGGCGCTCTATCGGATGCTCCTGAAGATGGGCGCGAACGAGAGTGAGGCGGAAGACGCGGCCCGGATCGACGCGAGCGAGCTCGCGACCAAGACCGATCTGGCGGAACTGAAAGGCGCGGTGCAGGCAGAACTGGCCGTGCTGCGCTGGATGGTCGGCACGCTGATCGTGCTGGTCCTCCTCGTGCTCGGGCGAATCTGGATCCGCTGATGGGCATTTTCACCCGCCCCGATTCCCCGTACTGGTGGCTGTTCCTCGAAACCACCAAGCAGAAGGAAAAGACCGAGATCAGAATCGGCGAGACGACCGCCCAGCGGAAGGACAGCCGGCGCGTTGCCACCGACCGCTATCATCAGCGCATGAACGAGCTCGCGGCGCGGCTCTACCAGCTGCCGACCGCGCGGCCGGCGATCCGGTTCGCCAAATATGCCGAGCCCTACGCGACCGACACGATCGCGCATCGGGCCGGCGCCCGCCGCGAGTTGGAGATCCTCAAGCAGCTGGTCGCGTTCTTTGGCGACGACTTGCTGACGGCGATCGACCGCGACCGGGTCAAGGCGTACCACACCGTCCGGCGCACGGACACGCCGCCGGCCGCGGCGGTGACCATCAACCGCGAAGTCGATCTCCTCAAGGGCATGTTGCGCGATGCGGTGCCGAAGTACCTCAGCGCCTCGCCGCTCGTCGGCATGCCGCGGCTGCGTATCGTGCCGCCGCGGCGCCGCTACGTCAGCGCGGCCGAGTTCGATCGGCTGCTGGCGGTCTGCGCGGATCCGCAGGACACGGCGATCCTGGTGCTCGGGCGCGACGGGTTGGCGCGGCTCGGCGACCTGCTCGACCTGCAGCACGCCGATCGCGACCCCGAGCAGCCGCGGCTCGTCCACGTGCGCGATCCGAAGGGCGGCGACCCGTACGAACTGGTCCTCACCGATCGCGCGCTGAAAGCGGTCGACGCGCTCGCGACCGACACGCCATACCTGTTCCCGAAGTTTCGGAAGGCGCTCGAGCCGCGCGACTGGACGGGCTCGGTGCGGCAACGGCTGGAGTATCTCTGTCGTCAGGCGCGCATCCCGTACGGCCGGACGAAGCACGGCGTCACGTTCCATTGGGGCACCCGGCGCAGCGGCGCGACTGATCTGCTGGTGAAGGACAAGCAGCCGCTGCCGATCGTGCAGCAGCAGGGGAACTGGAAGAAGCCGAACGTCCTGCTGGAGATCTACAGCGAGGTCAGCCGCGAGGATATGCTCGCCGCGCTCGCCGGGCAGCCGGCACAGAAGGCGAAGAGGAAACGCGCATGAACAATGAGCAGCAAGGGGCCGTTGTCGGGGCCTTCAATCGCTGGGTCGATGCCAACTGCGCGCTCCCCGCAGGTCATTACACACACGACCAGTTGCGGATGTTGTTATGGCTGGCCTGGATGGCGGCGATCGATCTGCAGTTTGCCCCGTGCGGCTGTGGCTGTGGCTGGTTGGTGCCCGGCGGCTTAATGGAGTTGGCGCACCCTGAGGATTTCCGCGACGAGCGCGGGTGATCCCATTCCCGCCCCGTTCCCGATCCCCCCACCGATCGCGGAAAACCTTAGCAAAATCTGGCATCAGCGGTGCCTGATGGTTGATTCCAATCAACACGGCCAGCCACCTGTCCGTGCGATCCTGAACAACAACATGGCTGTCTTTCAACGCCCAGACTCAAAATACTTTTACTTGTGCCTTGAGGGTCACGGCAAACGGAAAGCGATCCGAGAACGGACCGCCGTGCTCGCGACGCCGGAGAATCGACCGCTGGCGGAACGCATCTACCGAGAACGGATGGCGCAGCTCGCCGAGACGCAGCATTTTGCCCCGCGCCGGCTGAAGCAGCCGCGCCAGGATACCGCCGGCTGGTGTTACGTCTATTTCGTCAGCGACGGCGCGGCGATCAAGATCGGTCGCGCGGTCGACGTCGTCGCGCGTCTACGCGCCCTGCAGGTGAGCCATCCACAACCGCTCGAGTTGCTCGCAACGTGGCTCAGTCACCGTTCCATTGAAGGGTTGCTGCATCGGCGCTTTCACACCAGCCGCCTGAAGGGCGAATGGTTCCAGCCGACACCGGATCTGCTCACGCTCATTGACGGCATCAAGGCTGGCCGAGATGTCGTGTCGAATTTGGTCAATCCATTTCCGTCCTGTTCCCGCTCCGACACGAAAGTCGCCTGATTTCCCCGCCAAAATGCACCGCAGCGGTGCCTTCGCAACGCGGAGGTCGGGAGTTCGAGCCTCCTGCCGTCCACACCAATAAATCAATAGAAATGGGCCGAAAGTCGCGATTCTGAGGTCGGTCGGGTTGAGTCGGGCCGTGTGAGAGTGTGCCGGGTTTTGCCACGTTTTGCCGGTTTCCATTCCCGTCCTGTTCCCGGTCACTGCCCGGTCCCGAGCAGCTGCTTGACCCAGACCGAGCCGGCGAACAGGTTGTAGAGCGCCGGCAGGTCGCCGACGTAGAACCCCTTGATCGCGTTGATCTCCTCCTGCGTCAGCCCGAGCGTGATCAGATCGGCATCCGGCCACGATTCGAGCTGGATCCGGAAATCGTTCCCGTTCTGGAGGTAGTCGCGCAGATATGCGGCCAGATTGCCGGCGGTCGCTTTCACATCGGCCGCGGTAAACGTCTTGCCGGCTTGTACAAGTGGCATGAGCAGTCGTCCTTTAGTTAGAGCAGTTGCCGGATCACCAACCGGCAGTTGCGGGTCTCGCTGTCCCCCACGTTCAACGTGGTGCCGGAGTTCTGATACGCCTGGAGGTAGAGCACATCCCCCGCCGTGAGGGACAGGATCAGGACGCTCGCGACCATAACGGGCCAGCCGGCGCCATTCGTGTCCTGGATGCCATTGGGATTGACAAACGCCCCATTCCGCGTGACCGACAGCATCCGCTGACCGGTCGCATGCGGGGCGAATTGGGCGTGCGCTTCGACCAGGTAATAGCCGGTCTGGGCAATCGTGATCGTCCCGGCGAGTCCGGGGCTCCACAGATTGCCGACGTCCGCTACTTCGGTATCAAACGCGAGGATCTGCCAGGTCGCCGTGGGCAGCTGGACCGCCGTCCCGCGGGCGACGTGCGCGTAGTGCCGGCCGTCGAGTCGCGCGATCTCCGCGTCGACGGCGTCCATCAAACTATCAACGTCGGCCTTATCCCAGACCGAGCCGGTCATGCCGGAGCCGTCGTCGTCGACGAGCGAGTTGTACCAGGTGCGATCGAGGGCCATCAGCGCACCCCGCCTTCGACGCTGCGCAGCCGCCGCAGCAGATCGGTGAACTTGTAGATCTGGCTGCTCGCTTCGACCGTCTTCAGGGGATGCACGGTCGCGCGCCCGCCCGAGACGGCGATCTCGCTGAGCCCGATCTTGTGAATGCGAAACGTCCCGCTGATCGGCGGCTCGGTGGTGTTGACCGTGATCAGCCGCCCGACCTGGAGCGAGAGATCGCGGGACGTGAACGTGAGCGTGAGCTGCGGATCCTTGCGGTCGAGCAGCGTCGCGTCGAGGTGCTCCTGCAGCTCGACGAGATCGAAGCGACTATCGCTCACGACGATCTCGATCACCCCGTCCTCCGCCGAGCCGCCGAGCCGCGCCGCCATGACGTCCCGGGCCGCCGTGTCGATCTTCTCCAGGCGAATCGTGATCGTGTCGCCGCGCGCAATCGCCGCACTGATGGCGCCCGGGCCCGACGCCGGAATGCCGACGAGCCGGGGCTGCACGATGACCTGGGTGCCATAGCGCACGGGCGCGGTCAGGGCGCCGGGCCCGGTCGCCGGGATGCCGGTCAGCACGCCCGCCCCGACGCCGGTGTAGCGCACGGGGATCGTCCCGACCCGCACCCAGCCCGCCCCGCCGTCGGCCGTAAAGGCCGCCGTGCTCGAGACCGGCAGCTCGGTCGCGCCGGCCTGGACGGATCGATTGTCGGTGAGCCCCGAGGTATCGCTGGCCGGGGGATTCGCCCCGAGCGCCGCATCGGCGGCCGTGTCGGTGTAGGTCGTCGCGGTATTGTTGGCGATCGTCGTCAGCAGCTTGGGTTGCGACCCGTTGGCCGTCGTGCGGTAGATCTTCCGCGACGTCACGCTCGACGACGGCGACACCGGAATGTCGCTCAGATAGACGGCGCTAAACGTGCCGCCCGGCGCGGGCAACGTCGGCTGCGTCACGAGCGTCGCGTCCGTCCGATAGGTGCCGACGTACCAGTACCCCTCGCCCTTCGACGCAAACTCATTCGCGAGCCACTGCTTGTCGAGATAGAACGCGCTCCCGCCGTTCGTCGTGCGATAGATCTCGATGAGCCCGATCGGCCCCTGCGACGGCGCCAGCTCTGGGAAGTAATGCGTCAACACATTGTTGATGCCGGCCGGTGTCCCGACGTACACCTCCCAGTCGGCCCCGTTCACGACTTGCGTGAGCACCGCGCCATTGACGCGCCCGCCGCCCTGATACAGAAAACTCCACAGAAACTTATACGTCCCGCCGTTGACCATGCCGCTGCTGCCGCCCGTGCGCTGATACCGCGTCGGGGCGACGGGCGCGGTATAGCCGGCGCCGCTCACCACAATCGACGCGAGCGGGCCGATCCCCGACTCCCCAGCGGCGGTGACAAACGTCCCGCCGTACTGGTAGGTGCCGACCCCGAGCGATCCGTACGCCGCCCGCCAGAGCGCCGGGGCGGCGGGTGCATTCGTGGTGCCGACCAGGGCGCCGGCGCCGCCGCGGCCCCGCACGCCCCCGTACGACACGATCTGCGTCCCGGTCTCGACGATCCCACCTCCGGTCGCGTACCAGGTCTGCTGATCCTCGTCGACGGGCAGCTCGGGCGCGCCGACGGGCGTATCGACCGACGCCCGCGCGCCGCCGCCGCGGCCGATGACCTTGGTGACGACCTGCGAGAGGTCTTCGGTCAGCGCGAGGTCGGCGGCCCCGTGCGGCGTGGCATCGGTGATGCTGTTGGCGTCGGGGGTCTCGCTGAGAAAGACGTGGAGGTCGCCGGTGTAGTCCAGGTACCAGTGGCCGCCGATGCGCTCGCAGATCGCCGTGAGACAGACCGGGACGTATTCGTTCGTAAAGGTGATCTCGTCGACGACCGGCAGGCCGGCGCCCACGGCGCGCGTCGTGACGCCGCGGGCCCAGCGGGCGATGAGATCGAGGACGATCGCCGTCGCCGAGTACCCGACGTAGGTCGCGAGCACCGTCCGGCGATTGAGCAGCCAGGTCGGATCGACGCACCGAATGTCGTGCGCGCGGTTCTGCTTCCGGCTCTCGTACCGCTGGGTCGTCTCGAGGATGCGCCCCCCGAACAGCTGATGCGTCGCCGTCGCCTCGCCGTCGTAGACCGCGATCGTCTGGCCGGCGACGGGCACAAACCCCCGGGTGCGGAAGCTGGCCGTGTCGACCTGGTCGTTGAGGATCTGATCGATGCTCGCGCCTTCGATCCGCAGCCCCGTCCCCGCCGCCCCCGCCGTCACGGGGACGCCGTTGACATACCCGAGCGCGATCGATTCGTAGACGTTGAGGCGGAACGCCTTCAGGCGCGCGAACCCGAGCCGCGCGCAGCCGGGCCGATGCGACGGCGAGACCGCGGCCATCAGAAGCGCACCCCGCTATGCCGCATCTCGGTCACGAGCTTGTTCGCAATGTCCTGCGCGTTCGTGCTGTTGACGTTGACGTTGAGCGTATTGGTCGTCTGCGTCGTCCCGCCGCGGCCCCAGGGCTCGGTCGGGGTCGGGGTCCGATTGGCCCACCCGACCCCGCCCCAGCCCCCGGGGACGCCGGTCTGCTGCAATTGCCGGAACTCGTAGCCGCCCAGACCGATGCTGCCCGACGTGGCGACGCCGGCCTCCGAATACGCTCTCAGCAGTTTGGCGCCGGCGATCGCCGCGTCGTAGGCGGTGGCGTTCTGGCCGAGCGCCGCGTTCAGCTGGACGATCTGCTGGGTGGTCTGCGCAGTCTCCTGCGCGACCGTTCTGGTCGTCGCGGCGTAGGTCTGCCCGGCGCGCTCGCCGCGGTTCCAGGCGTCGGCCTGGCGCTGCGTCTCAGCCTCGTAGGCCGCGGCCTCCTGCGTCAGTCGTTTCATGGGGCCGATGATGGATTCGGTCGTCGGGATCGCGACCTTGCCGACGGTGGCCCACGCGTCGCCGAGGCCGGCGATGATCGGCGGCAGCGGCAAGGTCGCCGTGTAGATGTCCCGCAGCGCCTGCGGCGCGACCGCCCCCATGCGGGTATAGGCCTCGATCGCCTTGCCGAGTTCGGCATTCATGGAGGTCTGGGCGGCGGTCGACATCCGGGTCAGGTTCTCGATCGGGCCGAGCGCGGCGACATACTGTTGCGCCTTGGCGATCGTGTCGGTGCCAAACATCGATTCGCGCAGCCGTTGCATCGCCTCGGCCTGCTGCTGCGCTTTCTGGGCGGCCTGGTCCTGCTCGGCGTTGAACTCTTTCAGCGCCGCTTTGCTCGCGTCCATCTGGCGCTTGAGATAGTCGATGGCGCGCTCGCTGACCCCGAAGTGCCGCGCCATCTCGGCGGTCGTCGAATTGTTCGCCTCGATCTCGGCGCGCAGCGCGCCGACGCCGCCCTTGGCGCCGGCGAGTTCCGCCGTCCAGCCCTTGACGCGCTGCGCGCCGGTATTGAACTGTTCGGCATTCGCCGCGGAGGCTTTGCGCAGGGCTTCCGACGCCGCGTGCACGTCGGTGAAGACCTGGCCGGTCTTCTCGAAGGCGCGCTGCAGGACGTCGGCATTGTTCGCCGCGGCCTGGCCGGCATCGCGCCAGCCGAGGATACTGGCGGTCGCGTCGCCGATAATCTTGTCGCTGCCGGTCAGTTCGGCGATCTTGCGCCCGATCTGCCAGCCCACCATGGCCGCCGACGCCACGCTGATCGCGGTCCCGAGCTTGCCGATCATTGTCGACGTATCGAGGGAGACGTTGCCCAGCTGCTTCAGGTCGTTGATCTGCTTGCCGACGTTGATCCCGAGCGCGTCGAGCGCCTGGTCGGCGACCTCGAGGCCGTCCTTCATCCCCGCGGCATCGCTGCCGGCCTTCTTGGCTTTCGTCCCGACGTCGGCGAGCGCGTCGCCGGTCTTCCCGACCGCGGTGGTCCCCGAGGTGCCCATCTCGGTCAGGGCGGCCTCGGTCTCCTTCGACGCCTTTTCAATCGAGGCCAGGCCGGCGTCGGCTTTCTTGCACTCCCCGACAAACTCGGAGAAGTCAGCGGCAATGGTGCTGCTCAGCGCCATCGGGCGGCCTCACGCGGGGCGTGGGTGAGTTCGTCGACCAGGATGCGATAGACCACTTCGGGCAGCTCCTGCAGGTCGCGGTAGGACAGGCCGCCGCCGGTCAGGCGACAGACGGCCAGGTCGGCGGCGACGAGACGCCGATAGAGGCCGTTTTTTTTAGCGCGGCGTCCTCAGCGGCGACGCGGGTCTCGTGCGCCTCGATCGCGCGCTTGATCGCGAGGAACGACGCCTGATCCAGGTTGCGGATCAGATCGCTTTTCTCGTCGTCGCCGAGGCCGCGCAGCGCCGGCTCGGCGCTCCACTCGACGAGATAGGCCAAGACGAGCGCGTCCCCGGTCGCGAGATAGTCGACCCCGGGCGAGCCGTCGGGCTTCTCGCGATACGTGCGTGCAAACATGGCGGTGTACTCGCCGTGCGACAGCCGTGCCTTGACGGTCAGCGTGTCGCCGCCCTCGAGCGTCAGCGTCTTGGTCTCCGGGGTCACGAAGCGAATCATGGTTATCGGCCTTCCGGCGGCCCGAGCGCGGCGGTGAGCACCGACCCCGCCATGCGCACGGTATTCGGCACCACGGGGAATGTCCACAGCCCGCGCGGCGTGGAGGTGCGCGGGGCCGTGAAGATCAACGGCACTTGCTTGATGCGGTACTGGTCGACCGTCGCGAGGCGCGCGCGCAGATACCACGCGCGCGCCTCGTCGCGGCTCACGGTGAACGCGCGCAGATCGGCGGCGGGGCGATACCCCCACGACAGCGAGCCCTGGCGGCCCGTGAGCGCGACGGTGCGGAACATCTACGGCGTCGCCGTCGGCAGCGTCCAGGGCCCGGCCGCCATGAACTTCCCGGACAGTTCCGGCGCGCCTTCGGCGTCGGTATTGATCTCGGCGTCGAGATAGGCCTTGCCTTCGAAGGCGAAGGGCGCGGCCGGCGTCCCGCCGTCCAGGTCGGTGGAATCCGGGATGAGGACCAGGAAGCCCGGCGTCGTCGCCTGCGTCGCCTCAATCAGCGTCAGATCCTCCGAGTCCCAGAACCCGCCGAAGGTCCCCGAGATGTCCCGCATCCCCGGCACATAAACCTTGTTCTGGTCCTGAAAGCACGTGACGTTGATCTGCTCGGTCGCGAGCGATAGCTGCCAGGTCTTGATCGACAGGAGCGCGACGGCGGTCGCGCCGCCGGCCCCCGTCGGGTCGTACTTGACCAATCCGTTGCGGCCTGCGCGTCTCATGTGGGCACTCCTGTCGGGGTGGCGAGCACGCGATAGCGCCCGCCGTGGTGTTGCCAGCGAATCGTGGGATCGACGTCGTCGACTTCGGTCCCGCGCACGCGCTCAACGCGCGCGATCATCAGGCAGCCGTAACCGCTGATCGTGAGCGGCTGGTCCTCGAGCAGCACGTCGATCCGCGCCGCGGCATTGATCGCGGCACTCGGCGACGATCCGAGCG